AGGCCTTCATTGCGGTAGCGGTCTGTTTCTGGTCTTCACCGATACGCTGGAACTCAGCGGGCAGAGTCATATAACTCTGCGCAGTTTCTTCCAGGCTGCCGCCCATCGTCACCGGCGCGGGCAGGGTGGCGTTGTGCTCTTCCAGCAGCGATTTAATATCGTCAGCGCTCAGCAGCGCGGGCAGGCTGGCGTTGTGCTCGTCAATAAAGGCGCGCAGAGTCGCGGTGGTCGTGAAGGCCCCCTCCGGGATCGTCGGCTCAATGCTGAACTCTTCATCGAGGTTTTCTGGTTGAAGTGCCAGCGCGTGAACCAGGTTACCCATGTCCAGCACTTTCGATGGCGCGCGCGGGATGGTTTTGGCGACGTGGCGCGCGTTGAAGTACATCAAGCTGACGCGGGCATCTTTCACCTGCGTGCTGCTGATCCCGTTCGCCGCGTGGTAAACGTTATTTGGCAGATCTTCATAGCGGCCCGGTTCGAAGTACGCTGGGTAGTCCGGCACGCTGGCGATTTCCTCCGGCGCTTCGGTGGTTACTTCCGGCTGCGTGGCGTTCGTCTGCGCCGGCGCGGCGGTAGCCAGAACTTCAGCCGGGTTCAGGGCAACTGTTTGCGAATCAGCTGCATCAGCGCCTTCGCCTGGGTGTACCGGCTGAGTATTTTCGACTTTCTCTGGCTGAGTCGTTTCCATCTGCACATCGCTGGTGGCTTCCTCTTTAACAAGTGAACGGTCATCTGTTTGTGGTTGGTTTTCGTTCATCAGGCCTTCGATGGAGAACATGCCGCTGCCGAGGTTCGCGACCTGCGGCTGGCTGGTAGTTTCTTTCGCCCACTTCGGCAGGGTCTGCGTTTCGGCTTCATCCTCAGCAGCAAGTTTCTGCTCGCCCGCCTCTGCCCATTTCGGCAGTGGATGCTCTTCGGCAGTTTGGGTTTCTTCTGGTTGTGCAGCCGGGAGAGGCAGCAGATCAGTTGCAGCATTGAATTCAGCCGTCATCGTCTGGTTCACGAACTCAAGATGAGCAACCGGCGTCAAGTGGATGTTCTCCGGCGCGATACGCACCAGGTTGAAGATGGCCGCGCGGTTCACTGCCAGAACGCTGGGCTGGTTGCGCAGGATTTTGCTCCATGATTTCCATGGCTCTTCCTTGTTCGCGACGATCTCCTTGGCGCGGCGGTGGATGCTGCCCGGGATTTCGAGATGGTTAAAGTCCATTGGCAACAGCGCGCATGCTATCTCCAGATCGAGGGTGTCCAGCGTGTGGTGCGCTCCTTCGCCTCGGTCGGTGACGTAGCCGCCGTCGGCATTTGTGCCTGTGTCGGTGCGTTGGACATTGCTGATACGATTGCCGGCAGCCCATTCGCGCGCCAGGATGCCGCGGTCAATATAATCAGTCGCCGCCCAGATCCTGGTGAAACGGAGCACCAGCGCAAGTTCGTGACGTTTTTCCTGGCTGAATACTTTGCGAATGGCATTGGTATAGCGCCACAGGTCTTTGGTGTCGTAACCCTTAATCTCCTCGCAATTTTCCGCTGCCAGCAGCAGGTTCTGGACGTAACTGTTATCAGTGTCCATTTCCAGTGCGTGCAGCTCTGCATTCTGGGCGCGAGTAATGTGGTGGCGTAGTTCATCTGCCGTCAGTTGGGCCAGCAGCTGCTTGCGGAAAGGCATTTTGCAAACGGGGTAGTGGGCACCACCGTCATCGTGTTTGCTGATCCGCAGGCCATTCTCAAACCAGTGATCTGGTTCATCTTTGGCAGCATTGCAGGCGTCTGCCGAATCAACGTCAGTTTCCAGCGCGGCAGTCTGTTCCGCATCGCTGGTGGCCGGGGTGAAGATGGTTTCATCCTGAGATGCGGCGCCGGGGATCACGTCCCAGGTGCGCTGGTCGTCTGCCAGTACGTAGCGTTCGCACCAGCTGTAATCGATGGTTCCTTCTTCCGGCAGGTCGTTCACCACTGGAAAATCGGTGCGGTTCGGCTTGGCGTAGTCCTTACCGCGCCCGGTTTCAATACCAGCATCTTCAAGCGCGACGTCGAGCGTAAGAGCTGCGCGCGCTTCGCTTTTCGCAGTGAACCAGATCACTGCATCTTGCTTGCCGGATTTCTGAGTGGCCTTCACCACGTAGAAAAATTCCATGTCAGATCCTCATTTTTGGATGTAAGATCCCCGGGCCAGAGATAGCGCCCATTGGGTGTGCTTTTTGGTTTGGTATAAATTCCGGTGTACTTTGGTCGGTGGCACCGGACGTGAATCCCGCCTTGCGCGGGGTTTTCGTTATGCTTCGTGTGCCATCTGGTGGTACGAAGCGCAACGTACAGAGCAGTATTCGTGTACTTCGCGCGCCAGCTGGGCGCCGCGGATGAAGAGCAATTCGTTTTTAACTTCCTTCCCTTGCTCGATAGGTTTGCGGCAGTAGGCGCATTTCTTCTCTTGCATGACTCCCTCCGTTAATGGCTCAGGCCATTCCCCACGCCATTCAGAAAAACTTCTACCAACAGATCGGTGGTGTAAGTGCGTTCAATGCCACGGTGCAGATATAGCTTTCCGCGCTTATTGGCTGATGCCGTCCAGGTGCTGTCTTTATGCTTTACGAGCATTCCCGGCAGAACTGCGCCGCGGTTGACCGTCTGGGTGCCATAGTGCTGATGAACCATGATGATTCCCTCTTATTTGCCCTTGTCGCCAGGCTGGCGGAACGTTTCTTTAACCTGACAACGGTGCGCGTGTTGTCGATGCATTGAAGATACAACCAAAGGTTCGATATGTAAAGCGCAAATGGAACCATTAGTTCTATTTGAGGGCGAAAAAAAGACACCTATACGGTGCCTTGTGGCGGGGCGGGTTTGATAAGGTCTATTTTTTCAAATCATGAATGATGTCGTACACATCGTTTTTAAGCAGGTCCATCTCTTTAACTACACCCCTTGTATGAATAATCAGTCGCAGCTTTTCTGCTTCCGGCAGCTGGTTGAAAAGTGAAAGCAACGTTTCTTCTCTTTCATCGAGCACACGCGGTAATGCTGGTAGCTCTTCGCCGTTCTGACCTTCCTCTCCCTGCTCCATGAAAAACCAATATTCAGGCCTGCCGGTTACCGCAGCCAGCCTTTTAAGGCGTTCGCCGCTCGCGGCTGACGCGCCATTAGCCCACTTTCTCACTGACGTGTGGGAAAGCATAACGCGCCGCGCAAGGTCCGCCATGCTCCAGCCGTTTTCCTCCATCACTTGATGGATTCTTTTAGCAAATACAGGGTGAGGATTTTTATTCATATTTTCATTTTACAACCAATGGTTTGATAGTTCATTAGAACTATTGGTTTGATTTTTGTTGGAACCAAAAGTTTTAAGTGCTATTCTCCGATCACCTAAAGCAAACAGCCAGGACAGCAAATGGATAACCAAATTAAACAAAAAATCAGCAGCCACATGTCTCAGGTAGGTATTGGCGAGTGCTTCGGCATCTCATCTCAGGCCGTTGGCAAATGGCTGCGGAAGGGGAAAGTCCCACACGCTCGAATTTTGCCATTGTGTCGAATCCTTAACTGGAAAGTTACCCCTCATGAGATTGACCCAAACGCCTATCCAAATCCCTCAGACGGTCTACCAAAGTAGGAGCGTTAATCATGCAAACACTTTCTTTTCAACAGAATAACAGAGCGCCAGCAGAGCGGCTGAAATTCCAGTTTCATACGGATGAGCAGGAAAGTCAGAAGGTTGACCATCGCGCTATCTGTTCTGCCGTGCGCGCCTGGGCCGCGGCGGAGGGTCGGGTGGCGGTCGCATTGATAATCCGGGAAGCGGTAGAAGAGGCTGGCCTGGCGGGTATCGACACATCCGTTAATCCCGATGTGTGGAACGTGAAATTGTTCCGATGGTTAGACCAGCCAGAGAAATCGGCAGTTTACCGGGCGAACGTAGAGCAGTTGGCACCGGTAATCATTTCGGTTCTGCCGCTGGCGTACCGGGATCGGGTTGTTAAGCACGATAACTTCGCGCTCCGCATCGCCAAGTCGGTGAAAGAGGATGCTGAGGCTATTCAGGCTGTAGTTCTCAAAGCCCCCAAACAGGAACGCTGGAAAGAGATCAGCGAAAGCATCGTTGCTAAGTATCTGCTGGATGGGCCGGATTCAGTCGCGCCAATTATGGCGATGGTTACAACGATGCTGAGTGGGGCGATCTGACATGAACCATATCGAGTTCATCGAAAAGCATGTGCGTGAAGAGCTTATCAAACAGGGGTTCACTGTGGTGGTCGCTCAGGGGGGGGCATTTCAGGCAGTCGATATGTACAAGCGTATGTCTCAGGCCAGTCGTAAGGGGAGGATTTTTGATGATGTGTTACGTCACGCAAAGCTTTGGGCCGAGAAGCAACAGACGGCTTCCGATAAGTTCGCAGAACGCCGGGTTAAGCGGAATGAGCAGCAAGCAGGGTTGTTCTGAAATGGTGAAGACCGTTGTGCGTCAACACAGCCGGTCTTCGGGTGCAATAACGTCAAGCAATTGCGGAGATGAGTATGTCAAATACCGCTGAAGTTATCAAATTTCCCACTAAAACCGAGCAAACAGGAGGTCACATGGCCGACCTGTCCAACGGGTACACCCGGATCGCAAACGAGATTCAGAAGCTGAAACCACGCCTGCGCATGTCGGGGCGTGAATGGCAGTGCCTGGAAGCGGTGATCTGGTTGACCTACGGATGGAATAAGAAACAGGACCGGGTTACTAACACCGTCATCGCCGGGCTCACAGGGCTGGCTGATACGCATGTTTCTGATGCGATCAGCTCGTTGGCTGAGCGTGGAATTATTTTCAGTCACAAGCAGGGCGTGATGAAAATTGTCGGTATAAATACTGACCTATCAGCCTGGATTTTGGACAAACCGAAAACGGGAAAACTCTTCCCGAAAACGGGAAAATCCTTCCCGAAATCGGGAAAAACCTTCCCGGAAACGGTAGCCACCCAAGACTATAACAATAACAATATTAAAAGATCTTCGTCAGAGAATTCTGGCGAATCCTCCAACGACCGTCTGGAAAAGTTTTTTTCAGCTCACCCTGAGGCAGTGATTTACACCCCCAACTTCACCAAGTGGGGAACAACTGCTGACCAGCAATGCGCAGAGTGGATCCTCGCCCTGCTCGAAAAAGTTAAACCCTTCCCGAAGAAACCCGTCATGGCCGCCTGGGCTAACGACGTACGCCTGATGCGTGAACTGGACGGCCGCAGTCATCGCGAAATATGCGAGCTATTCCAGTGGGCAAGCAAAGACGCGTTCTGGCACACCAATATCCTCTCGCCTTCAAAGCTCCGCGCTAAGTGGGACACGCTGAGCCTTCAGAGAGATGCTGGCCGCAGGACGAATACCGCGAGCACCCAGGGCATCGACTTCAACAACACAGACTGGATCAACGAGGTGTTCGATGGAAAGACTATCTGAGCAGCTGGCGAACTGCGACCGTGAAAGCTTTCGCCGCATCGCCCATAACATGCCTGACGCCCCGGCAGAACGCCCTCAGGTTGAGCAGACGGCTGAAATCTTCAACTCCCTGTTTAGCGCGCTACGAGCTGCATTTCCGGCAGCAATGGCTGCTTTCCGTGAGCAGAGCGAGTTCAACGAACTGCGCCGTCAGTGGGTGATGGCATTTCAAGAAAACGGGATTACCACCATGGCACAGGTGGCCGCAGGCATGCGGATTGCCCGCCGCCAGGAGAAGCCATTCCTGCCGTCACCCGGTCAGTTCGTTGCCTGGTGTAAAGAGGGGCGCTGCCTGCTGGGGTTCAGCGTTGATGACGTGATGACTGAGTACTGGAAATGGCGCCGCCTGGTGTTCCGGTATCCAACCAGCGAGCAGTATCCGTGGCCTGCGCCAGTTCTGTACCACATTTGCATCGAACTACGCCGCCAAAGCACCGATCGCCAGATGACCGAAAGCGAGATGTGCCAGGCCGCCAGTAAGGTGCTGGCTGGGTGGGAAGAGCGCGTTGCCGCAGGTAAGCCGGTACCGCCGATCCGCCGTGCTATCGCCGCCCCGGCCAAGGCCAGCGGTCCTACGCCAGCAGAGATGCTGAAAGCCCAATATGCGCAGCGCAAAGCCGCTGGTCTGATCTAACAGGAGATCACATGGAAACCGTAATTCAAGCGCTTGAGAAAATTGGCCCGGCAACATACCGCCAGGTGGCCGACCGTCTGGATATCGAACCCGTTGAGGCGCTGAACATGCTGCGCGAACAGCGCGATCAGGGGCTGTGTGATTTTTCCGACGGCGGCTGGTTCATTGGCAAAGTGACCAGCGCAAAACGCACCGCGCCAGCGGCTAAGCCGGCACTTCACGGCGTAGCGCCAGACCCCGTTGACCCCGAAGTAATCAGAACGCTGCTTGCGAAGAATGGCGCTATGGATACAGCGTCGTTGGCTCTGGAAGTTAACCGCAACGGGCGTGGAATGACATCAGCAATGCGCGCGCTCGAGCGCCAGGGTGTCGTGGTGAAGAACGGGGAGGGCAAGGGCGTAACTTGGTCACTGCCGGCGGCGGCAGCCGAACCTGAGCCAGCTCCTGCCTCACCCGAAGTTCCCGCATTAACCGACGCAGCTAAGCCGCTGGAGCAGTTCGTCAGCGAGATCCCCTCGTTTACCGAAGGGCGCGTAGCCGGGCAGGTAATCCCAACTGTGCGAGTGCTGTCCCGCGAAATCCGACGCACCAAAAACAAGCTGGCGAGCCTCGAGAAACTGCGCGATGCGGTCCGGGTTGTTGGCCGCCATAAGGATCTCGTTAATCAGCTGGTGGGTGCGGAGGTGGACAATGGCCAGTAGCAACCTCTGGACAATCATTCGCGCCATCCAGCGCAGCGGGGAGATCACCCCGCGTCAGGTTCGCCGACTGCTGGGCTGCGACAGCAAAAAGGCCTGTCGTCTGCTGGAGCATCTCGTTTCTGCTGGTGCTTTGAAGAACATCGGCCAGCGCCGCCACCCGGTCTACGTCATGGAGCCGGGCGGGGAGACTCGCATTAAGCCAATGCCTGTGGCGCGCCATGAACCCAGTATCGCAGAAGTTTGTCGCCAGAAGTGGCAGGGCTATCAGATCCACAAAATTATCGGGAGCGCGCTAGCATGAGTGATTCACTGAACAATATCGACAAACAAGCTTACCAGGTGAGCAGATATGACCTTGTTAGTGGATACATGCAGAAGTGGCCTGATGGTGAGTTCGTTTATCACTCTGACTATCAGGCGCTGCTGGATGAGAAGGAAGCCGCAGAGAATCGGATCGCTGAGCTGGAGGCGAATAACGATTCGGCCCATAAAGCATTGATAAATGCGAGACACCGGACCGTAACTATGCCGACCGGGTATTCGATTAGGCCAGGCCATCCGATTAACGAAACAGAGCGCAGTGTCATGATCCCCAAAGATGGTGGTCAATGGCTTTCTCGTTTCGATGTTGAGCATGCACTGCGGGTGGCTGGCATCCGCATCAACAGGGATGAATGATATGGACTCATTACTGCAATACGCCTGCCGGAGAGTGGCCGAACTGGAAAGTTTGCTGCTGGTGGATGTAACCGAAACCGTCTGGCCTGCCGAGATTGGCATGGTCTACGGCCAGGTTGAAAACGCCGGGGATTTACCGGCGCATCACCAGCGCCGCCTGAAGCATCACATCAACCGCATGTGGCTGGAGAAAATGCCGGTACCGGCTATCGTCACCGCGGCCCGGTCGCTGGCTGCCGCCATGGAGGAATACGCGTGAGAGAAATCATCGTTGATAACTTTGCCGGTGGCGGCGGGGCGAGTACGGGTATCGAGCTGGCAATCGGGCGCAGCGTGGACATTGCCATCAACCACGACGAGAACGCCGTGGCGATGCACACCACCAACCACCCGGATACGCTGCACTACTGCGAATCTGTTTTTGATGTAAATCCCTTGGTGGCGACTGCTGGCCGCCCGGTGGGGCTGGCGTGGTTCTCCCCGGACTGCCGTCACTTCTCGAAGGCCAAAGGTTCTAAGCCGGTAGAGAAGGAAATTCGCGGTCTGGCGTGGATCGTCATTCGATGGGCGCTGGCAGTACGCCCGCGCGTGATGATGCTGGAGAACGTCGAGGAGTTCAAAACGTGGGGGCCGCTTATCGTATCGGCTGATGGTGGGCAGCGCCCGGACCCGGCCCGCGCCGGAGAAACCTTTGATGCGTTCTGCGGCATGCTGTCCGACGGTATCCCCGCCGGGCATCCCGCGCTGGTGGAATGCTGCGAGTTCCTGGGCATTGCCGCCGACGGTGAACAGGCGCAGCAGCTGGTTGCCGGACTGGGCTATGTCGTCGATTACCGCGAGCTGCGCGCGTGCGACTTTGGCGCGCCGACCATCCGGAAGAGATTCTTCATGGTGATGCGCTGCGACGGTGTGCCAGTGACATGGCCGGAGCCGACCCATGGCGATCCGAAAACACCAGCAGTGCAGGCTGGCAAGTTGGCGCCATGGCACACCGCGGCGGAATGTATTGACTGGTCTATCCCGGCGCAGTCCATCTTCGACCGCAAAAAGCCGCTGGCGGAGAACACGCTTAAGCGCATCGCCCGCGGCATCCAGCGTTTCGTGATTGATAGCGCTTCGCCGTTTATCGTGAAGTGCAACCACACCACGACAAAGGGGAAATACGACTGTTTCCGCGGGCAGGGGCTGACTGAACCATTGCAGACCATCACCAAAACGCATGGCTATGCGATTACGGTACCGCACCTGACGAAGTTCCGCACCGGAGCGACCGGGCAGCCAGTGACCGAACCGGTGCCAACAGTCACCGCCGGCACATCAGTACGTCCTGGCGGAAATGGGCACGCTTTGGGCGTCGTTGAGGCGGAGCTGGCACCATTCCTGGCGGGTAGTGGCGGCAGTGAGTATCAAGCGAAGCCACGCCCAATGGATAAACCCATGCACACCATTCTGAAAGAGTCCCGCGCATGTGTTGTCGCGCCGGTGATCGCCCGGCAATTCGGTGCCAGCATCGGGCATCGGGCCGACGAACCGAGCGCCACGATCACCGCCGGCGGGGGCGGCAAATCACAGCTGGTGTCCACGACACTGATTCAGATGGGTTACGGCGAACGCCCGGGGCAGGAGCCGCGCGTGCCAGGCCTGCATAAGCCGCTAGGCACGGTCGTGGCTGGCGGTGGTAAGTTTGGGCTGGTGGCCGCGAATTTGGTTAAGCATTTCGGTGGTAACTACCAGGGCGCTGGCTTGGGGCTGGATGAACCAGCACACACGGTCACCACCGCGGATCATCATGGACTGGTCACATCGCACCTGGTGATGCTTCGCGGCACCTGCCGGGATGGTCGGGTGGTAGACGCGCCAGCGCCGGGGTTAACTGCGGGCGGCCTGCATGTCGGTAACGTTGAGACTAGGCTGGCGACAGAGGGCTATGACGAGCAGCGCGCAGCCCAGGCGCTGGCGTTCCTGCGGGAGTATTGCGGGACGGATTCTGACGGGCTTGTGACGGTTGATGGCGTGGTGTACCGCATCGTTGACGTTGGCATGAGAATGCTTCAGCCAGCAGAACTGTACCGCGCCCAGGGCTTCCCGAAGTGGTACATCATTGACCAGGACTACCGCGGGGTGAAGTACGCGAAAGATAAGCAGGTGGCCCGCTGCGGCAACGCTGTGCCGCCGCCCTTCGCTGAAGCTCTTGTGCGGGCAAACCTGCCGGAGATGTGCCAGCAGCAGGGGCAGGCGGCGTAATGTACGACAAATACACCCTCAACCGCTGCGACGCAATGGAGTGGCTGGCCGAGCATTACCCAGACTTTCCAGACAAGATGCCAGATGTGCCCCTAAAGGCTGACTGGTGTAGTGCCAGTTTGTTTATGGGATGGCGCTTCGTGATTTTGCTCGATGGTACCCTGGTGTTTGCTGACTGCTTATCGCCTCCCATCCGCGCGGAAGATATGGCTGGCTTCAAATTACCTGACTTGGTCTGACTGCCATACAAGCGATATGAGAATCCCCATATCGACAGCCAGGGCCTCTTCGGAGGCCTTTTTCTCGCCCGACGAATGGATGATTCTCGCATGATCGATAATACCGATCGATACAATGAAATTGATCTATGAAATCGATTATTAAATAGACACAGGGCAGCAACAAATTACCAACGGTGCGGCCTCCGACGCAGACGAAATACCCTCTGTCGATAATGACATCTTTGCCGTTTCTCTGACGCCAGGCTTTCCGTACAGATATTTAGGGTCGACATTTCTGACATGAGCCTTTGTTAAAAATAACGATCATTTTTTACACGTAAGTAGCAATAAAATTTATTTAAATCAATCATATGAATGGGCTTGCGCAGTCGTGTGCTTCATGTGCATACTTACCAGAAATAAACAAACACTGTTTATACATACAGTATTCTGTTGTATGGTTAAAGAGCTACAGAGAAAAATGAATTTTTCTTCCGGCGAACCTATTAGGAAATTTGCGCCATTTGTTATTTTGGCTCTGTGGAGTGGATTTCTCCCCGCCGGGAGAGCGTATTTGTGGATAGCAAAATGAGGGGGTTGATGTGGCTGAGGTGTGTTCTGATGGAGGTGAGTATTACGATCTCGTGAGGCGTTCCGACGGAGCGCCCTTGTGTTCGTTTAAACTCCGGTCAGGGGATCGCGTGCTGATAAATTCTGATGATGCAGTAATCGGCCACAAGCTTCTCCAGGCGGATGAGCGCGTCATATCTCGCGAAACTCTGGTCGAGATCGTCAGGGAGTTGTCAGCCAATAATTGACCTTTTTAGTGACTGAATAGCATAATGTTCCTATCGGTCTGAACAGCCGGTAACCTGACCACGATGCGCCACGGAGAGAACTTCCATGGCGCAGTTACAACTCATCAAGCAGTCCTCAGGAATCCTGATCCCCGCAACGCCGGAGACCAGCGAATTACTGCAATCAAAAATCAAGCTCGGCGACGTGCTGGTGGCCGACTTCAAACAGGTCCGTAATCCGGCTTTCCATCGTCGCTTCTTCGCTCTGCTCAATCTCGGATTCGAATACTGGGAGCCGACTGGCGGCGCTATCTCCTCCAACGAACGCAAGCTGGTTACCGGCTATGCCAAATTCCTGGCATCATTCGGCGGGAGCGAAACCGCGTTGCTGGATGCCGCTGAGCAATATCTCGAGCAGGTGAGCAGCCGCCGCATCACCAATGGCATCAGCCTGTGCAAATCCTTTGATGCCTACCGCGCCTGGGTGACCATCGAGGCCGGGCACTTCGACGCCATCCAGCTGCCTGACGGCACCCTCCGGAAACATCCCCGCAGTATTGCTTTCGCCAATATGGACGAGACCGAGTTTCAGCAGCTCTACAAAGCCGCGCTCGATGTCCTCTGGCGTTGGATCCTGTCACGGGCATTCAGGGACCAGCGCGAGGCTGAGAACGCCGCCGCGCAGCTGATGAGCTTCGGGAGCTGACCTGATGGCGAAATCATGGTTTCACTACACAGAATGCACAACCGAGCAGGCCGATGAACTCCAGCGGCAGTACCAGCGCCGCGGGGTAGCCGTAACGCGCAGCCTTAATCGCGATTACCTCACCTGGACCGTCAGCGTAGAGAGGCAGGAGGTTAAGTATCTCCAGCCCACGCCGCGGACATTCCGCCAAAAGGTCTGGGGGTGAGCATGGCTAAGTTACCGCGCCGCAAGTGCGCCCATAAAGCTTGTCGCCAGTGGTTCCAACCGGTGCGCGACGGCCAGGTGGTCTGCTCATTCGAGTGCGCCAGCGCGATCGGCAAAGAACAGACCGCAAAAGCCCGCGAAACCGCTAAGCAGAAGGAAGCGCAGCGCCAGCGCACCGAAGAAAAGGCAGGCCGCCAGCGGCGCGCTGCACGCCGCAATGATCTGAAACCTATCCGTCACTGGGTTCTGTTGACTCAGCGTGCCTTCAACGACTGGCGGCGCGAAATGCTGCTGGCTGCCGGATACGGCTGCATTTCTTGCGGTACCAAGACCGCCTTTGCCTGGCACGCCGGGCATTACCGCACCACGGCCGCAGCGCCGCAACTCCGCTTTAACCCTGACAATATCTGGCTCCAGTGCTCCGCCTGTAACGTTCACAAATCCGGGAATATCGAGGCGTACCGCGCCGCCTTGGTCGATCTGATTGGAGAGGAGCGCGTGCTGGCGCTGGAATCCAACAATGAAACTCACCGGTACACCCGTGAAGAGCTGAACGGTATCCGTGCCAAGGCCCGGGCAGACCTTCGCGCACTGAAACAGCAGGAGGCCGCATGAACCACACCGACTTCCTCCGCTACCAGGCAGAAAGCGTTAAGCGCGCCAACCAGCCGCCAGTAGCAAAGCACAGCCAGAACCAGACTAAGACCAAACAGCCAGAGAGGGCCGCAGCGTGAATCTTGAAAACACCGTGAAATACCACTTCGCCAAATCGACGATGATCAGCGACTCCCCGCGCGCTACTGCATCAGATTCTCTGACCGGCACGGATATCATGGCTGCCATGGGCATGACCCAGGAACGCGCCGCCATGGGGTATAGCGCATTTCTCGGAAAGATGGGGATTAGCAATAACGACCGGGAGAGGGCTATCGCGCTGCTGGCTGAATACGCGCTTACCAAATGCGACAAGGTTGCTGCGCTGCGCAAGCTGGACGCCGGGATTAAGCCGCTGGTGATGCGCCAGCTCGCCGCCTTCGCCTTCGAGGATTATTCCCGCAGCGCCGCCAGCGTGAAGCAATGCGAATGCTGTAAGGGGCAGGGGTTCATTGAGGCTGACGTTTTTACGATGAAATCGCACTACACCATGAGGCTGCCGCAGTGGGCCAAAGACCTTAAGCAGTCGCCGGGTGATTTCGAGGTTAAGCGCCAGGTGAAAGAGGTGGTACGGGTGCTGTGCTCGACCTGCAAGGGTAAGAAAGTCGTCAGCTGTGCCTGTAACGACTGCCGGGGCCGCGGTATCGCCCTAAATCAGAAAGAAACGAAGAAGCAGGGCGTGCCGGTGTTTGGTTCCTGCAAGCGTTGCAGCGGGCGTGGTTATGAGCGCATCCCCTCAACTGACGCATATGCGGCCATTTGCGAGATAACATCCGCCATTACTCTGGACACCTGGAAAAAGTCAGTGAAGCCGTTTTACGACCAATTGATATCAAAATTCGACGTAGAAGAAGCTTGGGCCGAATCACAACTGAGAGCGATAACACGATAAGGCTAAACAATTGTTCGCTATTTTATCGTGAGCTATTTACTTTTCCCGAATCTGTGTTAATTTTGTTCTAACGATGGGTTAATGCCTTCGTTTAAAGCCCTGCGGTTAACCCCGTGGGGCTTTTTCGTTTCTGCACAACAGGTAAGCCAAATCGTAACAATTACACCCGCATCCAGGTTAAGCGGGGCTAATAAACCTGGCGATTTGGCTTTCCGTTGTGGTGAATGTACTGATGACGTCGTAAATCGATAGCCGTGAATGCCGGATAGCAGCACCGGTCACCACAAACCAGACCCACTACCTGGGACCCTTCGGCCAGAGAGCCGACATTGCCTTACCCTCATCTTCCCGGCCTGTCGCCGGGTTTTTTATTCCAGGCCCCGGGAACCATCCTCGACATGCCTTGTTGTTAAATCGTCCCGAGGGCCTTACCCCAATTACGCACAGCACCCCGGCATCATCGGAGGTGAGAGACTATGAAAATGCATAACGATCCCCACTCCTGGACGGAGTTTATTGAACTACTCCACAGTTGGTGGCGTGGCGAAACGCCGATGGGTGCCGTATTGCTATCGGTTGTCATGGCAGCAATGCGAATCGCTTACGGCGGAGGCGGCTGGAAGAAAATGATGCTCGAAGGAGCAATCTGCGGAGCTTTAACCCTCACCGCCGTGTCGGCTCTTGATTACTTCAATCTTCCACAGTCCCTTTCCATTGCCATCGGTGGCGCGCTCGGGTTTGTGGGGGTGGAGCAGGTGAAAATTATGGCAGGCAGGGTGTTTAACTCCCGTTTTGGAGGTGGTGATGCAAACCAGTGATAAAGGCATTGCCCTGATCAAGCAGTTTGAAGGCTGCAAGCTCACCGCCTACCAGGATAGCGTCGGCATCTGGACGATTGGCTATGGCTGGACTCAACCTGTAGACGGTAAACCGATCCGCGCCGGGATGTCGATTAATCAGGAAACGGCTGAGCGCCTGCTGAAGACCGGGCTGGTCAGTTACGAAAATGACGTGTCTCGCCTGGTTAAAGTGCGTTTGGCTCAGGGGCAATTCGACGCCCTCGTGTCGTTCACGTATAACCTCGGCGCCCGGTCATTGTCGACATCGACTCTCCTGCGAAAACTCAACGCCGGTGATTACACTGGTGCTGCCGATGAGTTCCTGCGCTGGAATAAAGCTGGCGGCAAAGTCCTGAATGGTCTGACCCGTCGTCGTGAGGCGGAGCGCGCTCTGTTCCTGTTATGAGTCTGCGCTACAAACTGGTTATCACCGCGTTCCTGCTGGCTACCCTCGGTGCGCTCATCTGGTCAGCCAGCCACTATCACGATAAGTACCAGGCGGAAAAGAAACGCGCTGATGCTGCTGAGCAGAACGCCAGCGCCGCCGAAGCGATTACCGCCAACGTCATTCAGGCCGTTAACGTCATCAACGCCATTTCAGAGGCCAATCAGGATGCAAAGAACCAGATCGCACTGGAGTCACAGGGAGCCCAGGCGGATATCAAAGTGGCTGTTGCGAATGATGATTGCGCTCGTCAGCCTGTGCCTGTTGCAGCTGCTTACCGGTTGCGGCAATACGCGGACAGTTTACGTACCGGTTCCGGTAGTGCCGCTTCCGGCAAAACTGACCGCTGAAACGCCGCAGCCAGTTATTCCCGACCCGCTGACTTACGGGGCGAGTCTGGATCTGAATGTGAGCCTGCTGTCGGCGCTGGGCCAGTGCAACGTCGACAAGTCCAGTATCAGGAAGATAGAGGCATCACGTGCCTCGCAGTTTTAGCTCTAAGCTCATTTTGGAGGATTTGTAGACAGAAAATAAGTTATTGGGTAGCTAGATCTGCATCATAGATGTTAGTGAAAAAGATTGGTATTGTTCAAATATCACTCTTCACAAATGGATATTCATATGCTGTCATTAATATTTGGTGCTGGTGCAAGTTACGGCTCAGAAGCTAAAGGTGTTCCTACTCCACCTCAAGGTGATTACTTATTTGGTGAACTTGAAAAGCTAAATGGGGCTTTTTCAGGGCTGCCAGAGGAAATAAAGCATGAATTTCGTGAGAAGGGTTTTGAGCAAGGCATGCTTATTGTGCCAAACGACAGTTCGATAATCAACCCTTTACAAAAAGAGTTGGCTTTATATTTATCTGCGTTTAAACCAAGCGAAAATAATGTATATGTCAAATTGTTTAGGATGTTAGGTGATTTAATTAATGAAATTCATCTGATGACATTAAATTATGATCTGTTGATAGAGCAATCACTTGCAATCTCAGGCGTCAAATATGTGCGTTATGGAGTATATGAGGGAGAAGTTTCTTTATTGAAGGTTCATGGTTCCTCTAACTTTGTTCCAGATGTGGGAGAGGCATTATTAGGGGGGATGACAGCAGTGAATTGCGGCTCTTTCATTAGAACAGACCGCATGATTTGTCTAAATAGTCACGATGATATCCAGCGCTGGTGTGATAGTGCTAAGTCCGACTTTTTGAGTCCGATGATGTGCATGTACAATAAAGAAAAAAGAGCGGTGATAAATAAAGAGATGATTGAGGCTTTAAAAAGTGATTTTATTAAGGCAGTAACTGAGTCCGAAACGGTTGTTATAGTAGGCGTTAAATACGTTCAACATGATCATCATATTTGGGATGCGATTTTAGATTCAAAGGCGGATGTTATTGTTGTTGATCCAAAACCTGATGAGGAATTGATTAGCGAGCTTAAACGGATGGGAATAAATACAACTATAATTGAGAGGCCTTTTGGTGATTGCGTTATGAGATTAGCAGGTTTGATTCGTAGCAAGTTAAGAACGAAAAGTGTCTTATAAGTGCCGTTAAGCCCATTGATGTTTGGTGCCATTGATATTCCGCTTTTGCGTAAGCTTAAAACTAAATTAACTGGTATGGTACCGATATCATTGTAAAAGCCACTTCCGAGTGGTTTTTACAATGGCTTTAACCAAAGGAACAGATTCATGGCAAAACCGGACTGGGGAGCGCTGCAAGACCAGTTCCTCGCCGAGCATGCCAAAACGGGTATATCGCCGAAAGAGTGGTGCGAAGCGCAGGGACTGAATTACACATCTGCGCGCAGGTACATCAAAAAGCCAGCTGCGCAAAAAACTGCGCAGAAGGAAGTGCGCAAAACTGCGCAAAGCCAGATGCCACACGTGGTTGTGGTTGAGGCTACTTCACCACCTGACGGCGATACTACGCAGGAAAGCGCGGGTATCCTTAAGCCACAGCATGAGCAATTTGCGCAGAACATTGCGCGGGGCATGCCACAGAAAGAGGCGGCGATATGCGCGGGCTACTCACCTTCGCGCGCTGACTCTCAGGCCTCCATCCTGTTTAAACGCCCGGATATTCGCAGGCGCATCAGAGAGCTGCGTCAGGATGCCGCGCTGCTCGTATCTTTCGACGCAAAAGACCTGGCTGAACTCTCTTACAAATCGGCGAAAGCCGCGCTTGATGCTGAGAAGTTTGGGCAGGTGGCCCCTAACATCAAGAACGCCGCGCAGCTCACCGGCATCGACATGAGCAACAAAACGGAAGTGAATGTCGATCTGGCTGGCCTGAGTTACGGAAAGGTCTGCATCGTCACGCCGTCGAACTGCCCGCCGGAAGCGTGGACGGCGCACATGGATAAGCTGCGCGAGGGAAAGCAGACAGCCCAACAATAATCGATGGTGTCCTGTACTCATTCAGTAGCAACTGGGTGCTCGGGACGCTTTACGACGCGCCGATAGGCTCTGTCCGCTGGCGCTGGACGTATGGCGGTCGTGGTGGCGGCAAGTCGGTAGAGATTGCCCGCGCGCTGGTATTGTTGGGCGCTATCGAGCCGATGATCATCCTCTGCGCTCGTGAATTCCAGAACTCCATCAACGATTCGGTGCTGGCGCTGCTGGACTCTGAAATCCACTCGCTTGGCCTGGCTCACTTCTACAAGGTCAAGAACAACGAGATAGAGGGAAGCAACGGCACCCGGTTTACCTTCAAAGGCTTGCGAAACAACATCCAGAGCATTAAGTCGATGCACGGCATCAAAATATGCTGGGTGGAAGAGGCGCAGACCGTATCGCAGGACAGCTGGGACATCCTCGGGCCGACCGTTCGAGCCAACAAATCGGAAGTATGGGTGTCGTTTAACCCGCGAGAGGCTACCGACCCGACTTACGCCATGATGGAGCGGCACCGCGCCGATCCCCCTGATGGTGGAGCGATTATCACCTGCGTCAACTACTGCGATAACGCCTTCTTTCCTGACGTGCTCAGGCACGAAATGGAGTATTGCAAGCGCATCGACTTCGAGGCTTACGAACACATCTGGCTGGGCCTGCCGAAGGCGCTCAGTGAGGCCGTCATCTTCTCTGGCAAATACCGGGTTGAGGCATTCGCTGACGACCTGTGGCAAAGCGCCGATCGCCTGTTCTTTGGCGCTGACTTCGGCTTTGCCAACGACCCATCAACGCTGGTTCGCTGCTTCATCATCGGCACTCGTCTGTACATCGAGTACGAGGCCTACGGTGTCGGCGTCGAGCTGGATGAAATGGCGTCGTTCTATGACTCGGTGCCAGAGGTGAGGCGCTGGCCCATCCATGGCGACTGTAGCCGACCAGAGACCATCAGTTACCTATCGCGTCAGGGTTTCATCATCGACGGCGCGACCAAATGGCCTGGAAGTGTTGAGGACGGGATCACCTATCTGAAAGGGTTCGAAGAAATCATCATCCATGAGCGCTGTAAGCACATGGTCGATGAGGCGCGCCTTTACTCTTACAAAACAGACCGCATGACGGGCGAAGTGCTTCCGGTTGTAGTGGATAAGCATAACCACCTGTGGGACGCCGTGCGCTACTCGCTGGATGGTTACATCACAAGCGTTGGCGATCTCGGTGTCTGGGCCGCCCTGGGCAAACAATAACAGTGAGGGGATATGTCCCGAAAGAAACGCCAGAGCGGCGCACAAAAGCCCGTCCGGACTGGTGACGGGTATAACAACTTCGCTGCCAAACTAGGCGGGTACACCGCCAATATACAGAGCGGCGGTAGTTATCAGCCGGGCTACATCTCACGTAACCGCGTGCAGCTGGAATTTGCGTATCGTTCATCGTTTCTGGTGGGCGCTGGCGTAGACGCGATGGCTGATGACATGACCCGCAAAGGCATCAACATCAGCTCTAAACTTCAGCCTGGTCAAAAGGGAAAGTTCGAAACGTTCTGGGATGACATCGCTATCTGGGATGGCCTGAACGACACCCTGAAGTGGTCACGCCTCTATGGCGGCGCGCTGCTGGTGGTCCTGCTGGAAGGACAGGACATGTCCACTCCGCTGAAGCTTGACCGCATCAAAGAGGGCCAGTTTAAAGGGGTGATGTGCCTCGACCGCTGGCAGGTCAGCCCGAGCTATTACGATCTGGTGACCGATTACGGCCCGGAGTTCGGCAAACCGAAATATTACAAGGTGGTGACCAACCAGCAGGGGATCCCGCCCTGGAAGATTCACCACAGCCGCATTATCCGCATGGAAGGTGACTCGCTGCCATTCCAGCAGGCCCAGACCGAGAACGGCTGGGGGATGTCGGTTGTTGAACGCATCTTCGAGCGCATTCAGGCATTCGATACGGCTACCGTGGGCACCACGCAGCTGATTCATAAAGCGCACCTGCGCACGTACAGCATTGAGGGACTGCGCAAGATTCTCGCCACTGGAGGTACGCTGGAGGATGGGCTGATGAAGCACATGGACATGATCCGTGAGTTCCAGACCATCGAAGGCATGACCATCATGGATAAGTCGGACGAGTTCCAGACCCACAGCTACTCGTTCGCTGGCATCGCCGACGTCATCCTGCGCTTTGCTGAGCAGGTATCCGGCGCAACTGGTATACCGCTGGTGCGCCTGTTCGGGCAATCACCGTCCGGGTTCAGTACTGGCGACGGAGATCTGGAGAACTACTACAGCCGCGTTAACTCGTTGCAGGAACGCCGCCTGCGCCGCCATATCCGCTGGCTGCTGGACATCACCTGGCGCTCGCTGTTCGGCCAGCCATTGCCGGAAGATTTCACCTTCGAGTTCAACAAACTCTGGGAGATGTCGGACACCGACCGGGCGACGATGGCCAGCAACGTGGCCACCGCTCTGGCGACAGCCGTGCGCGATGTCGGTATGCCGCAGCACGCCGCGCTGAACGACCTGCGCAACCTGTCTGACATCATCGGCATCGGCGGCTCTATCACCGACAAGGATATTGAAGATGCCAAAGCAGAATGGGAGGAGGCTGAATCTGAAACCGAACCTCCGCCGCAAATCGGAACGCCAGTATCAGAAAAGCCTACAGGAGATAGCGCGCCAGTGCGGAGCGATAGTAACTGGATATTACGATGGTTCGGAGGCCAGCGCCGAGCAGGTTAACGCCCGGCTGCTGGATTACTCACTGCTGATTGACGACTGGGCTGACCGGGTAGCTAAGCGCATGTTCCTTCAAGTTGAGCAGGAGGAGTGGAACCAGTGGCGATCTGTGTCGCAGGAGATATCTGAGGGGCTGCGTGATGTCGTCGGCAATACGCCGGTGGGGTTCGTGGCTCAGGACATCGTGGCACGGCAGGTGCAGCTGATTAAGTCCCTGCCACTGGAGGCCGCCGACCGCGTCCGTGACATCCAGGCGCGCGCAATGGTGGCCGTCATTAACGGCGAACGCCCCGACGCGCTCTACCAGATGATTATGGAGTCCGGTGACGTGGCCGAGAGCCGCGCGAAGATGATCGCCCGCACCGAGATTGGCCGGGCTACGACGGCGCTCACTCAGGCGCGCGCCGAGTCGATTGGCTCAGAGGGCTACTGGTGGCGCATCGAGGGTGCCGGAACGAGGGATTCGCATCGGCGAATGAAAGATAAGTTCGTGCGCTGGGATAACCCGCCGACGCTGGACGGTATGACCGGGCATGCGGGGTGCCTGCCGAACTGCAAATGCTGGCCGGAAGTGCAGGTGCCAGCACCGAGAAAATAACGGGCCGCCATTGAGCGGCCTTTTTTATTGCCCGCAATTCAGCAGGTAAGCCATGAGCAAAAAAGTAATTATCGACTGCCGAAAAACAGAGCACTGCGCTTTTATTCAATTCCGCGTAGGTACGGTCACCGCTACCTATAAGCGCGCTGGCAATTTATCCGTTCTCAATGCCAGGGGGCGCGGCAACGTTCGTCAGCTCAAAGCCCTCTTGCGCAAGTTTGTCAGGAGCTCTGACCGCTCGTTAGTGTGAGGCACAAAATGAAATACTTCTTCACTACCCGCCTGGGCGAAACGCGCTACCAGCTGGCGGACGGCTCCCTGCTGTGCAAAGACGTCCCGATCGCCCGCACTGGGACGCAGCAATATCTTTCCGAAGAGCTTAATCAGGACGATCTAATCCCCGATGCCAATGGGCTAATTACCGCATATCGCACTGAGGACGAGGTTTTCTCCCCGGAAACGATGGCAAGTTTTGAAGGCATGGCGGTAACGCTGGATCACCCTGAAGACGGCGAAGGCAATATCGTTTTCGTTAACCCGGCGAACTTCGCGGAATTGGCCCACGGCCATATCCAGAACGTCCGGCGCGGTACCGGCGATAAAGTCGACCTGCTGATCGCCGATGTGCTGGTGAAGCGCCAGGAGGGCATCGACGCAATCAACGCCGGAAAGAACCAGGTCAGCTGCGGATACGACGCCAAATACATTCCAGCAGGGGTGGGCAAGGCAAAACAAACAGAAATCACAGGAAACCATCTGGCCATCGTTGATAAGGGTCGGGCGGGTTCCCGCTGTGCAATCGGGGATTCAGCCCCATCAACCAAAGGAAGCAATATGAAACAGCAGACGTGGTTTCAGAAGCTGGCCAATGCCATTCGCACCAAAGACGATGATGCGCTGGCTAAGCTGGTGGACGAAGCGCCGGATATGCCGTCTGATGGCATGGGTTCCATCCCCGGCTCAACGATCAATATCAACCTCCCTTCACAGGCTACCGCGCTGCCGGCAGACCAAAAGACTACGGTCGATGAAGATGCCGATCCGGACGACGACAAGCCGACTGGTGATGAAGACGTTCCGGCCTGGGCGCAGGCGCTTATTGCCCGCCTCGATAAGCTGGAAGGTAAAACTGGCGACGCTGATCCGGATGACGACAAAAAAACCGGTGACGAAGACGCAGAAGAAGACGCCAAGGTGACCGGCGATGCGGCGTATAAGCGCAACATCATCGGCGACGCTGAGATTATCTGCCCTGGCTTCCAGCCAACTGGCGACAAAGGTCTTAAACGTCAGGTGCTCAATCAGGCGCTGCGCACGGGTGACAGCCTGAAGGCGTTTGGCATTGCCGACTTCGCCAAGGCGCCAAAGGCCACCGTTGACGCGGTGTTTAAGGCTGCCGTCGAGATTAGTAAAGCCAAGAACCACATCACCCCGCCATCTGGCAAACCAACAGGTGACCGCGCCCGCGGCCATATGACCCCGGCAGAGCTGAACAAAATCAACGCCGATTTCTGGAAACACAACCAATAAGGTAACCAACAATGGCTGGTAAAGCTTATTTGACTCGCATGGGGATTGGTTTCCCAGGCTCAGTTACTCGTCCGCAGGATCTCACAGCAGAGCCTGCAATCCTCGATGCCACTAAGCCATTCCCTTCGTATGGTCTGGCTGGCAAAAACCTCAAAGGTACGTTTGTACCGTTGGAGGCCGGTGACACCGTTGCTGATGTGGCGGGCCTGTTCATTCGTCCGTATCCAACTACCAACCCAACCGATGCGCGTGCGCTGGGGGTTAGCGCTGGTTATACCGGCGATGTACTTAAGCGTGGTTACATCTGCGTGGCAGTTCCTACGGCTCAGGCCAGTGCCGCCAAAAAGGGCGACAAGGTTTACATCCGCGTCGCCGCCCCGACCACCTCCAGCCCTCTGGGCTCCATTGTGCTCACCCAGGACAGCACCGCCGCAAACACCCCGGAGCTGACCATCGCCAAGGTGATGGGCCCCGGCGATGCAGCGGCAACCACCACCCACGGCAACGTTGAAATCGCCTACAACATCTAAGGAACGATGAATGTTTACTATCGATAAAGCCACCGTAGACGCTGCTGGCGTATTCCTGGTTGGCGAACTTGAGCGCCTTGACCAGACGCTTAACCTGCCGCTGGTCAGTTATAAGTGGTCGCGCGATATGCCGCTGCGCAGCGACGTATCCATTGCTGACGAGCAGTCATCCTTCACCAACACCGATTTGGCGGCCGCCGGTGGCGTGAACCCGAACGGTAAGAACTGGATTGGCAAGAACTCCACCGCGATCCCGCAGACCAACCTCTACATCGAGAAGACCGCACAGCCACTGAGCCTGTGGGGTATGGAGCTGGGCTGGACTCTCCCTGAGCTGGCATCTGCGCAGCAGGTAGGCCGCCCGGTTGACAGCCAGAAGTACGATGCCATGCAGCTGAAATGGAACATGGATATCGATGAGCAGGTATACATCGGCGACAGCGATCTGGGCATCACCGGCCTGTTGAACCTCTCTCAGGTAACGCCAATCAGCGCTGCTAAAGCATGGGCTACCGCAACACCGGATGAAATCGTGCAGGACTTTAACCTGCTTCTTTCCCAGGCATGGGTTAACTCAGGCTACGCGATTTGCCCGAAAAAAGTCGGTCTGGCGCCGGAACTGTTCGGCCTGCTGGCTAGTAAGAAGGTATCTGACGCGGGCAACATCTCCGTGCTGGAGTACGTGAAGATCAACTGCATCGCGTTCCAGGAGAATGGCGCGCCGCTGGAAATTGTGTCCATGAAATGGGCGTCTAAGCGCGGCGCTTCCGGTGCGCACCGTGTAGTGGCGTACACCCAGGATGAGAAATTCATCCGCTTCCCGCTGGTGCCGCTGCTGAATACCCCGCTGGAGTATCGCGGGCTGTACCAGCTGACAACCTACTACGGCCGTCTGGGCCAGGTGGAAACCCCGTACGGCAACACCATCTCCTACATGGACGTGCCTGTAGCGTAACCCACATGGCGGGGCAACCCGCCGTTCTGGAGAGAACATGAAATATCTCGTAACTTCCGGTGCGGTTCTGCGCTTCACCGACGGCACGCAGGTTGAATTGACGCCTGGTGTTCATAGCTTCGATAAGTACGTAACTGAGCACTGGTCATTTGGTGCGCATGCGCAGGCCATCAGTGAAGATGAGCTGAAACAGAGCCAGGGCGATGAAGACCTCGTGCTTAAGGTCTCAGGGCTTGAAAACACCATCACCGGCCTGCAACAGCAGCTGGATGAAAAGACTACCACTATCGACGATCAGCTTAAGCAGATCGAAGAGAAGGACGGCACCATCACCGGTCTGCAACAGCAGCTGGATGAAAAGACTACCACTATCGACGATCAGCTTAAGCAGATCGAAGAGAAGGACGGCACCATCACCGGTCTGCAACAGCAGCTGGATGATCTGACCGAGAAGTTGGCCGCGCTGGAGGCTGGTAATGCCAAAAAACAGCCTTCTGCCAACAAGTGATCAGTTCCGCACCGACTTCCCTGAATTTTCCGACAGCACCAAATACCCCGACACATCCGTAAATTTCTACCTGAATCAGGCTGATTGCCTGCTCAATCAGGATGTGTTCGGCTGCCAGTTTGTTTACCTCGCTGAGTTGTTCACGGCTCACTATGCAGAATTGCGTGGGCGGGCAACCGCTGGCACTGCTGGTGGTGTGAATACTGCCGGGAGTGGTGTCGCATCATCCAAGTCTGTCGATAAGGTCAGCGTCAGCTACGACAACTCAGGCACCATCAACCCCGATGCCGGATTCTGGAATAAAACCGGATACGGCCAGGAGTTCTACTGGTGGTGGTCGATGTCAGGCGCTGGCGGGCGGCTACTGCTATGAGCGGCGTGAAGATCAGGACAGATAACGCGGCTTCTGTGCTGGCGGGCCTGCAAAGTCTCTCCCGCATGGATGTGCTGGTGGGCATCCCTGAATCCAACGCGACACGTGAAGACGGGGAAGAGCTCAACAACGCCGAGATCGCCTATCTGCAATCCACCGGGGCAACAGTCCGGCTCGGTGGGCAAGAGGTGACGTTGCCGCCGCGCCCGTTTCTGGACATCGGTATTGAGGATTCGGCAAAGGTAACCGCTGAGCATCTCAAGGCGGCTGCTGGTCACGCGCTGGATGGTAACTTCACCGCTGCGGAGCGCGAGCTTACTGGTGCTGGGCAACTGGCGTCCGATGCCGCGAAGCGCGTTATTACGGACGGGGATCGGCTGGCTCCAATATCTGATTTAACCATCCAGAAACGCAGAGAGCGCGGGTTTGCAGGGATTAAGCCGCTGTATGACCACGGTTACCTGCTGCGCTCGATCACCTTCGTTGTGAGAGGTAAAAAATAATGCCTTTTCTCGATGTCACTGAGGTGTTGTCGGATCCTGATTTCTGCGATTACACGCTGGTCTGCACCCGCAACCACCAGGCGAAAGACGCTGACGGATTCGCGACCAACACTAAAGAGGAGATCCCCTTCAACGGCGTGGTGACGGTGGATCGTTCGCTGGAAGCCAGACGCATGGCAGCCGGGCAGTCTATCGGCGGTGCAATCCTGGTGGTGACCACTTTCCGCTTAACCCAGGGAAAGACATCTCTGGATGCCGACGTGGTGCTCTACAACGGACGGCACTACCGCGTCACGTTTGTCGATCCGTACACCTCGTACGGCGCTGGCTTCGTTCAGGCGCACTGTGAGCTGATGGAGTTCGACGGAGGTACGCCAGTTGAATGACACCACGCAACCTGGCTACCTGACGCCGACCAATCCGGTACCGCAATACGACCAGGTGCTGGAACGTGAGCTGAGCCGGTGGATTCGCGGTGTTTCTGGTCTGCCTGACGGTATGGCTATGCCGCTATTCACTGACCCACAGCCCGCTATCCCGCCGCTGGGCACCAACTGGTGTGGGTTTGGTATTACCGAATTTCAGGATGCGGCCAACCCGGATTTCATCACCAAAGATGATGACACCGACTACCAGTGGCAGTTTGAAAGCCTGGTGGTGCTCTGTTGCTTCTATGGCCCCGGCGGGCAGGCTTACGCTAAGACGTTCCGCAGCGGCCTTTTTGTGTCGCAGAACAACGCAGAGCTAAACCGGGTCGGACTGACTCTGGGTGAGGTTGGGCGCATCATTCCTGCGCCCGAGCTGATCAACAACCAGTGGCAGCGCCGCTATGACCTGTCCGTAACGTTGCGCCGCAAGGTTGTCCGCGAATACGGCATCAAATCGTTCCTCTCAGTTCCTGTAGAATTTTTCGGAGATTAACCTATGCCTAACGGCTTATCTGTATCACGCGTCGTGCGCGTGCAGGTTTCGCTCGCGCTCAGGACGGCGCAGGGGCGCGACTTCGGCGCTCTGCTTATCCTTGGGGCTTCAGGCGTCATTACAGCACCAGAAGTCATGCGCCTGTACAACGACATCGAAAGCGTGGCCGCCGACTTCGGCACCACCTCGGAAGAGTATAAGGCCGCAAACCTGTACTTCCAGCAGTCCCCGCAGCCGCTCAATCTGTATATCGGCAAAATGGACAAGACGGCTATCCCCGCCACTGCCGGCACGCTTACCGGGGCTCAACTGAACGCCAGCGAGCAGCGCATCGAAAACTTCAGTGCTGTCACTGACGGCGCGCTGCATATCACGATTGACGGCGTGGCGAAAAACATCACTGCGGTGGATTTGTCCGCTGCCACCACCCTGAATGAAGTTGCTACAGCGATTTCTACTAAGCTGGCCAGTGCCGTCGTAACCTGGAATGCTGTTACATCGCATTTCCTCATTACTTCTTCGTCAACCGGTGCAACTTCGGTCGTCAGTATTCCGACAGCTGCTGGGGCAGGTACCGATCTGGCGCCACTGATGGGTATCGACGCGGGCAGTAAACCGGTGGCAGTGGCTGGCACCGATGCTCATGCAGGCTCTGCTACACCTTCCGTCGCCGCCGCGCTGGGTTACTCAGCTGACTGGTACGGACTGGTTATCGCTGATAAAACGATGACGGACCAGGATCATCTCGACGTTGCCGCTCTGATTGGCTCTGCGAGTGATTCCCGCGTGTACGGCGTCACAACGGCAGATTCGAAAGTGCTGAGCGCAACCGATGCGACTGACATCGCCAGCAAGCTGAAGGCTGCGGGCTATGGTCGGGTGTTCTGCCAGTACAGTCAGGTGCCGTATGCTGCGGCGTCGGCGTTCGGGCGCGCGTTCACCGTGAACTTCCTCGGCAATAACACCACCATCACCCTGAAGTTCAAACAGGAGCCGGGGATTACCGCCGAAACAATCACCGCGCAGCAGGCCGACACACTGAAGGCCAAGAACTGCAACGTGTTCGTGCGTTACGCCAACGACACCGCCATCATCCAGGAAGGCGTGATGTCGAACGGCGACTTCTTCGACGAGCGTCACGGTCTCGACTGGCTACAAAACTACGTTCAGAACAACCTCTGGAATCTGCTGTATACCTCAACCACCAAGATCCCTCAGACCGAGGCGGGCGTGACGCGGTTGCTGACTAACGTCGAGCAGTCGATGGATCAGGCCGTGAATAACGGTCTGGTGGCTCCGGGCATTTGGAATGGCGGTGCCGTTGGTCAGGTGCAGCCTGGCGACACACTGACCAAAGGCTATTACGTATTCGCTAACCCGCTCAGCACTCAGGCGCAGGCAGATCGTGAAGCGCGTAAGGCGCCGGTGATTCAGGTTGCGACAAAACTGGCTGGCGCGGTTCATTTCGCCGATGTCCTCATCGATGTGGTTCGCTAAGGAGCGATAAATGTCAACATATAGCTTTATCGATGTCTCCGCGTCCATGACCGGGCCGACCGGGGTAATTGACCTCGGTTACGGCTCTGCCAACTCGGAAGAAGGCATTACGGTCACCATGACCGAAAACAAAAACACCATGACGATCGGTGCTGACGGCGAGGTGATGCACAGCCTGCACGCCGGGAAGAGCGGAACCATCACAGTGACCCTTCTGAAGACGTCGCCGGTAAACAAAAAGCTTTCGCTAGCGTACAACGCGCAGAGCCAGTCGTCAGCTCTGTGGGGCAACAACGTTTTCGTAATCCGCAACAGCGTTTCCGGTGATATCACCACCGCCCGCGCCTGCGCATTCCAGAAGCAGCCAGACCACGCCAACGCCAAAGAGGGCGGCACCGTGGCCTGGGTCTTTGATGCGGGCAAAATCGACCAGTTACTCGGGGAGTTTTAATCCATGGAAATCACCATCAAGGATCAGCAGTACCGTATCGGCAAACTGAGCGTGTTCGAGCAGCTTAAGGTCTCCCGAAAGCTCCTGCCGGTTCTGGCGGGCCTGGTATCTGACTTCCGCACCGTCCAGGCGAAAGTTAATGCAAAAGACACCGAAGGGGCGCTGGAAAGCATTCTCCCGAAGATTGCTGATGCCGTTTCAGGCCTTAGCGATGCTGATGTTGATGCGATCCTGTTTCCCTGTCTACAGGTGGTAGCGCGTCAACATGGCAAAGGATGGGTGCAGGTGTGCCAGCAGGGCAGTATGGCATTCGACGACATTGACCTGTTTGTGATGCTGCAACTGGTGGCGCGGGTGGTCGCGGATTCTCTGGGAAATTTTTTGCAAGAACTCCCTACCAGCGGGACAGCCACCCAACCAGCGGCATAACGTTCAACACCCTGCCGGGCGGAGAGGAATACATCCTGCGCCCGGCGCTCGCCTTCAACCTCGATCAGAAAGACCTCGACAGCGGCGCAGTGGACCTGTGCCGCATCGCGCTGCTTAACGATTATCTCGATATGCGTGACGATAACGACGCGCGCATAGCCAAATGGAGAGCCGAGAACAATGGCTGATACTATCCGTGATTACCTGGTCTCTCTGGGATTCGATATCGACGGCGCGGGGCAGGCGAAGTTTGAAGCCACGCTCAAGGGCGTAGCGGCGAACGTCGTTAAGTTGGGGGCAGTGGTGGAATCCACGGCGCTGGCGGTGGTGGGCTTTACCACCTCGATCGCCAACGGCCTGGACAAACTGTACTGGGCCTCACAGCGCACCGGGGCGACGGTCAACGGCATTAAGTCGCTAGAGTACGCCGCGTCGCAAACCGGCTCGAGCGCTGAGGCCGCCCAGAATTCGCTGGAGAGCCTGGCGCGATTCATGCGCAATAATCCGGGTGCTGAAGGTTTCCTGAACCGCCTGGGTGTGCAGACACGGGATGCCTCCGGGAAGATGCGTGACATGTCGGCGATCTTTACCGGCGTCGGCCAGCGCCTCAGCAGTATGCCGCAGTACCGCGCCAATCAGTATGCGCAGATGCTGGGTATCGACGAAAATACCCTGATGGCGATGCGCCGTGGTCTTTCTGGGTTCTCGGCTGAATATCAGTCGATGATGCAGAAGACAGGGTTTAATGCTGATAAGGCGGCATTGCAGTCGAATAAGTTCATGACCTCCATGCGGGGCTTCGTTTCGCTGCTGGGGATCCTGCGCGATAAGGTTGGCTCTAACCTGGCTGGCGGCCTGAGTGGTACCCTGGACAATCTCAGCAGACGCATGCTGGATAACTGGCCCAAAATTGAGGGTGTTGTCACCAAGGTTGTTAAAGGGATTTTGGTGGCCGCCGACGCCATAGGGCGTGTCGCGTGGCGTATAACTCAGGCTATTGAAACGCTCATCGAGTGGTTCAAAAGACTTCCCCCTCAGGTTCAGCAACTGATCGGTCTGTTTGCTGCGCTGGTCTCGGCGTGGCGCGTGCTTAATACAGAGTTCCTTAAGTCCCCAATAGGCATCATTCTCGCTCTCGGAACGGCGATTCTGGCGTTGATTGAGGACTACCAGACCTGGAAGGAGGGCGGTAAAAGCCTGATCGCCTGGGAAAAGTGGGAGCCTGAAATTAATGCAGCCATTAAGTCGCTCAGCAAGCTCCGGGATTCCGTAGCCGAGATTGGCGCTGAGATCGCCAAACTTCTCAACATCGACCTGAAAAACTGGTCCCTCAAAGGTGACATCGACAACCTCACCAAGCAGTTTGGTGAGTTCGGCAAGATGATCCAGATGATTGGCGATCTGATAAACGCCCTCAATGAGGGACGCTGGTCAGACGCCGTGGGAATCGGTAAAAATCTACTGGGGCAGGGCCGAGATAATCCCGACGCTCTACCTGCCGTTTCTGACAGTGCCAACAACACCGCTGAGTGGGTTAAAGATAATATTGGGTTTGATCCAAGAAGCATCGGCAAGACCGTGAATGGTTGGCTTTTCGGCGACAGCAGGCCAAAGAGTGAGAGCAGAAATGAGCGCGATCCGCAGATTGATGAGCTGAACGGTACCCAGGAGAGATCGCGAAAAGAAGCGGCAGACTACTACGGGCGGAGTTCCGGGGTGCTGGGTAAAATCGCGGATGGCATCAAGCAAATTGCTGACGGCATCCTCCCGCCTGCGGGGGCAGCAACCATTACGCCAGCAATTAGCGAGAATTCACCATTGCCGGAGGTAAAGCGCCCGCAGGCCAGCGCCCAGGGTAAAGTGCTGCTCGACTGGATGCAGCCGGTGTTCAACCAGCTGGAGTCGCTTTATCGGCTGCCAGAAGGTCTGCTGAAGAGCGTTGCGATCACTGAATCGGGCGGCAACCAGTTCGCGACATCAGGTGCTGGCGCAAAAGGGCTGTTTCAGTTTATGGACGGCACGGCGCGTGACATGGGCCTGCGTGGAAATGACGTCTTTGACCCGATGAAATCAGCAGAAGCGGCTGCAAAATATCTCAGCCAGTTGCTGACGCGTAATGGCGGCGACCTGAGCAAAGCGCTGGCGTCTTACAACTGGGGGATCGGCAATGTTCAGCGCTACGGCATGGATTTAATGCCGCAGGAAACGCGAAACTACATTCCGAAAGTCATGAGCAACATGCCCGGTGGCGGCCCGCAACTGAGCCAGGCAACTACCATCAATATCTATGGAGCAAACGACCCGGCGTCTACAGGCCGTGAGGTTGCCGATCGGCAGTCTGGCGTTAACTCCCGCCTGACCCAACAACTTCAACCGAGGATCTACTGATGGATGTTCTGTCGGCTATCTTCCGGCTGCAATCGAGGAAGATTGGCATCTTTGTGCCTGATGTCGTGGTATCCGAAAAGCACGTTGATACGCTGGAAATTACTGAGCATCCCGTAGAAACGGGCGCCCCAATTAACGATCATGCTTATAAACGAGCCAGCGAAGTCACAATTGAGTGTGGGTTCGCTGGTGGCGGCTCTATTCTCGACTTCCTGGATGTCTCTGGAATCGGGCTGGGTATTGGCCTTAGCCCAAAGGAGGTTTACCAGCAGCTGCTGGAACTGCAAACCTCCAGGGTTCCGTTTGACGTGGTCACCGGTAAACGCACATACAGCAATATGCTCCTCCGCGCCATTGAGGTGACAACTGAGAAGGCCACGGAAAATGTACTGTCATGTGTTCTCACGCTGCGTGAAGCTCTCATCACCCAGACCCAGCAAATCTCCGTTGCTGACAAATCCAGTATGTCGGAGGGGGTTAGCACAGCAGCAATCCAGAGCCGTGGCAATAAATCACCCACCCCTGTTAACGAGTCGCTCCTCTCTTCGTCCGGTTTTTTAAACGGACTGAAAGGTACCGGGTTTGGAAATGCGCTGAGGATCAGATGAACGTAACTGAAATCCCTCTTACCGCTGATAATCAGCAATTTCGCATCCAGTTAGGTACGGTGACGTATACATTGCGTGTGCTGTGGCGTGATGAAGCAGGCTGGATAATGGACGTTATGGACTCTGGCGGGCAGCCAGTATTACTTGGTGTGCCGCTGGTAACTGAAGTCGACCTGATAAAGCAATATCCTGAGCTGGGGATCAGCGGCGTGCTGGCTGTTCTGGTTGATAATGGCGCGCCGGAATACCCTACAAAAACCAACCTGGGATCTTCTTCCCACCTCTATTTTGCGCAGGTGACCTCATGACGATTAACTGGATGCGTCACTTTGAATTGAGGCTGCTCGACGATGCTGGCAAGGGAATATCACTTTCTGATTTCAAGGTGACGTTCACGATCGACTGGTTCAACTCCATGTGGCCGCGTGTCGCAACACTGAAGATTTACAATCTCAACCGCGACACCATGAGCCGCATTACGGGCTCTGAGTTCTCGCGGATCACCATTATTGCCGGATATGACGGGCTGGCGCCGCCGGTATCGGAAAGCCAGGTCGGACAGGTAACGGATGTGTCTCCAGATCAGGCCGGGCAGACGCGAGGCCAGAACTTCGGGGAGATTTTCAACGGTGAGATACGCTTCACGATCACCGGGCGAGATAACCCCACCGACATTTTCACCCTGATTCAGTCCATCGATGGGCACCAGGCGTTTAACGAGGCCGTTTCCTCCGGAAGCCTGTCTGCCGGGTATAAGCTGTCCGATGTTCACACGGTGCTGATGCGTGATTTCTCTCCGTTCGGCATTACCCAGGGCGTTACCGGAGAATTCCCGGATCGCGTGATGCCCCGGGGCCGGGTGTTCTACGGCATGACCCGCGATTACATGAGCAACCTCGCGGCGCAGTGCAACGCCAACTGGCAATTTGTTGACGGCCAGGCGCAGATGGTTCCTGAGGATAAATATCTGCACGAGGCTATTGTGCTGAACAGCAATACTGGCCTGATCGGGATGCCGCAGCAGACCATGGGCGCTGGCGTCAACGTTCGCTGCCTGATTAACCCAAACATCAGGGTGAACGGCTTAATTCAGCTCGACCAGGCATCCGTTTACCGCACCCAGCTGCCGAACGATGAGATCCAAAGATCACAGGCAAGAATCACAGAGTCGAGCAATGATGGTAACCTTTCACTTGGCAGCACTATAGCGCAGCCCGCCAGTGTGGCTACAGATGGCGTCTACATCGTCCAGTCTATAAGCTACACCGGCGATACAAGGGGGAATCCATGGTATATGGATCTCATGTGTATGGCGCGCGGGGCCAAGGACTTACTGTCTAGCTCGGCGATCACAAGAGGGGTTCCAGGTGGTAGTTAACATTAGGACGTTAGGAGTTTTGGTACTGCTGGGTGCAAGCACTGGCCATGCTTCTGGGTTGAAGTGCGGCGGATGGTTAGTTGATGCCAATGGATCAGGTGAAACCACCATAAACGGTGCTGTGACCAGTACTCAAAAGGTCACCTTTCTGAAGGAGAAAGGTGACTACTCTAATATGAAGCTTGAGATGGTTTTGTCTCCGGCTCCAGATGGTAGTGCTTACGGCTATGAACTGGTAAAGCGCAACGGTAAGGCCTTTCTCAATGTTGAAGCGATCAGGCAAAACATGAGCCAACCGAGAGTTTTTGGCACATATGACTGTCACTCTGCACCCTGAATAACATGTTATTTAGCTAACCCGCTCCGGCGGGTTTTTTATTGCCCGGAGATCCTCATGCCAGTATCACCACGTGCGCAGGACGGCAGCGAGCAGCAGGCGTTTGACGTGCAAAAGCTGTCTATTTTCACCGGCCTGCGCGTTGCCATGCCCGGTATTATTCAGTCGTTCGATCCCAGTACAGTGACCTGCACAGTACAACCAGCCATCTACGGCCAGAAAGTCAGTGATGACGGTAAGGCCGCCTCCGAGGCTATCCCGATCCTCCCTGACGTTCCTGTGGTGTTCCCGCGGGGCGGCGGCTGCACGCTGACCTTTCCGGTCAAGCCGGGCGATGAGTGCCTGCTGGTCTTCTCCGATCGCTGCATCGATTTCTGGTGGCAGAACGGCGGCGTGCAGGAGACCGTCGATCCGCGACAGCATGACTTATCTGATGCGTTCGCCATCGTTGGCCCGCAGTCGCAAGCACAGAAAATCAGCGGTATCAGCACCAGCGCCGCGCAACTGCGCACCGATGATGGCGCGGCGTTCGTAGAGGTCGCGGCAGGACATAACATCACCGTTAAAACACCAGGCCAGCTTACGGCTACGGCTGAGGGTGGAACGACAATTACATCCCCGACCATAACGCTGAACGGCAACGTAACGATTAACGGCAACCTGTCTCAGGGAATGGGTGAAAGTGGCGGTACTGCGACGATGCTTGGGCCGGTGACGGTAACAAATGACGTAAAAGCTTCTGGTGTCAGTGTCGCCACGCATAAACATGGTGGAGTACAAACTGGCGGGGGAACTACTGGGGGGCCGCAATAATGCGATACCGTCGCGAAGATGCTGACGGCGATTACACTTTCGGGCAGGGGGACGATACCTTCCTTATCGACAGTCCGGAGTGTGTCGCCCAGGCCGTAAAAACTCGGTTTGAGCTGTGGCGCGGTCAGTGGTTTCTCGACCTGACGGAAGGCACCCCGTATGTTCAGTCGGTGCTTGGTAAACAGCGATCTGACGTCTACATCCTGGCTATACGCGAACGCATACAGGACACGCCGGGCGTTCTGTCGATTCTTTCCTTCGATACCAATTATGACGGCACTAGCCGCCGCGTCACTTTCACTTCCTCTATTGACACAATCTACGGCCAGACGACTGTAACAAGCGAGGCATAAATGGCTTTGAACCTCGACACGCTGGGGCTATCGGCAACGGTAACCGCCCAGGGGATTAGTGCGCCTGATTACCAGACAATCCTCGATACACTGACCAGCTATTTCAGGCAGATTTACGGTAGTGATGCCTACCTCGAACCAGATAGCAAAGATGGGCAAATGGTTGCGCTGGTGGCTCTTGCCGTGCATGACGCTAACAATACCGCTATCGAGATCTATAACTCGTTTTCACCGACGACAGCGCAGGCCGCAGCGCTTAGCAGCAATGTGAAAATTAACGGGATCACGCGAAAAGTCGCAACAAACTCTACTGCCGATCTGCTGTTGACCGGTACGGCAGGCACGACTATCACAAATGGCTCCGCACGAGATAAAAACGGCATTATCTGGAATTTTCCCGCGAGTGTAGCGATCGGCGTTGATGGTACTGTGCTGGTGACGGCTACATGTGCGAATGGTGGTTCTGTTGCGGCTTTAGCCGGGACAATCACCACCATTAACACACCGACTCGCGGCTGGGTATCAGTTACAAACCCAGCTGCGGCTACAGTCGGTTCACCTGCTGAAACCGACGCAGAGCTGCGCATCAGGCAGGGGCAGAGCGTAGCGCTGCCATCTCTCACACCGTTTGAAGGTGTTGACGGTGCGATCGCCAACGTTGCGGGCGTGACACGTCACAAGCTCTACGAGAATGATACTGGGGCAACAGACAGCAACGGGCTGCCTCCTCATTCTATTTCCGCCATCGTCGATGGAGGGGATGTTACCGAAATAGCCCAGACAATCCGGGGAAATAAAGGGCAGGGAACGGTAACTTACGGGACTACTTCTGTCACGGTACCGGACACCTACGGCAATCCACATGTGATCAGCTTCTCACGGTCTACTGACGTCCCGATTTATGGGCATATCACCCTGAAGGCATTCACCGGCTACACGTCGCAAATTGGCGTACAGATTCAGCAGGCCGTCGCGGATTACATCAACGGGCTGACGATAGGCGACGATGTGCTGCTGAGCAGGATTTATTCTCCGGCGAACCTCGGTGTAGTGAGTGGTGGCAATGCGCGCTACTACGACATACGGGAGCTGCTGATTGGCAAATCAGCCGGTAGCGTCGCGGCGGCAAACATCATTATCGCCTACAACGAATCCGCGTCGTGTAAACCCGAAAACATTGTTCTAACGGTGACGTCATGAGCAAGTACACGGACTTAATCACCAACTATCACGCCACAAAGCCCAGATTCTTTGATCATGTTGACCTGAGCACGCGACCACTGATTGATATCACTGCCTCCACCCGGGGGCTGGTAAGCGCTTTCGACATCGATACCGCTTTTGGCGTCCAGCTCGATACGCTCGGCCTTTGGATTGGTCGCAGTCGCGTAGTCAGCCAGCCGATTAGCGGTGTTTATTTCAGCTGGGACACTGACGGGCTCGGATATGACCAAGGGGTTTGGCAAGGCCCGTATGATCCAGATGCAGGCTACACCACTCTAAGCGATGCAACTTACCGCATCGTTCTTAAGGCAAAAATCGCCATCAATAACTGGGACGGCCGCAATGATTCGCTGCCTCCCATCCTTGACGCTGCAACGGCAGGCTCCGGCCTGAAGATGCAAATCGTCGATAACCAGGACATGACGATATCGGTCTGGGTTTTTCCCGAGACAGATATTTCTGATGTGTCTCTCGAACTGATAGCCGCTATCAAACAGGGCTATCTCACCATTAAAGCAGCTGGCGTATGGGCCGGTGACATTGAAACGCCTTCGGTAGAAACACCGTCAGAAGGCTCTAAATTCTTTGGTTTGGATATGGATAACGAATACATCGGCGGGTTCGATGTTGGAGCATGGGGGGCAATACTCTGATGGCAATAAATAACTTTAAACCTTTCGCGACGGCAGCAAATGCAAACGTAATGGCCCAGGCTGAATGGGAAGCGCTTCCGGCCCTGCTCTCTGGTTTCACCGCAGGTAAGGCGGCCAGCGCAGAAGTAAATAAGGCAATTCGGCAGGCCAGCTTTATCGCGGCAGCGCTGGCGCAGTATACCGCCAACAAAAGTGGGCAGGATGTGCTTGATGATGCTGATTTGAACGGATTCATCACTAAGATGACCACCGCGTTTGGTAAGGATTTTCAGGCGCTTGACGCCACACTTACAGCGCTGGCCGGCCTCGCTACAGCAGCAAACAAACTTCCCTATTTTACCGGGGCAGATACTGCAGCATTGACGGATCTTACTTCAGTAGGGCGCGATATTATCGGAAAGACTGACCTGGCCTCTCTTATTAGCTACCTCAGTTTGCAGGCTTTTGTTTCTTCACCATCTACAAATCCTGCTTCATTTACCAGCGTCCTCTCTCCCGATGCGAAACTGCGCATTGTCATTGCAAACAACGGAGAGTGGGGAGTACAGGACAGCCAGGGAAATACCGTGGCACTACCTTTAACTCGTGGCGGAACAGGAGCAAGTAATGCAGCACAGGCTGTCATTAATCTTGGTCTTGGGTCTGGGGCTCCTGCAATCGGGATGCCGTTCTTCTGGCCTTCTTCGGCGATGCCAAACACCGTTATGCCGGAATGGTCTGGCATGGTTTTCCTGAAATATAATGGCTCATCTTTTTCTGCGTCAGCTTATCCCAAGCTTGCTCTGGTAAACCCCAGCCTGACACTGCCTGATGTGCGTGGTGAATTTATTCGTATCTGGGATGACGGGCGAGGTGTTGACAGCGGAAGGGCACTATTAAGCGCGCAGAGTGATGCTCAGCAGGCAATTACAGGTCAGTTTGTCGATGTGACAATGGGTGTGAACGCATCGGCAGCCGGGGCATTTGAAATGACCCAGTTGACGCCAACCGGATTAAATGCCGGAACCGTGAGCACTTTCAATCAGAAGAATGTTTATTTTGACTCTTCAAAAGTTAACCGCACTGCCGCAGAAAACCGCCCACGCAACATTGCATTTAATTTACTCGTAAGGGCTAAATGATGAAACCTGTTTTTGATAAATACGGTCTGGCAACAGAACCGGGCGACATTCGTTGTTTTTATTACGACCCCGAGACGGGGGAATATTCGGGGTGGTCTGATGAATACATTAACCTCGGCGTAAGTATGCCAGGGTATTCGACTGATAAAGACCCAGGTGAAGAAGTGAGCGGCAAGGTTGCTATATTTACAGATGGAGAGTGGACTCAGGAGGAAGATCATCGGGGCGAAACTGTCTATTCAATCACTGACGCTAAAGCTTCTACTGTCGATTATATCGGCCCTATCAATGCCGGTTATACCGGCATTTCACCTTCCGGACCCTATCAGAAATGGAATGGTAAAAAATGGGTAACGGATACTGCAGCTCAGCACGCTGCTGATGTTGAATCGGCGGAGCAACAAAAAGCTGCGCTGCTTTTTGAGGCGAAAGCAACGATCAGTCTCTGGCAGACGGAGTTACAATTAGGCATCATCAGTGATGAAGATAAAGCGAGCCTGATCGCCTGGATGAATTACATCAAAGCTGTGCAGGCAGTGGACACGTCGAAAGCGCCAGATATCTGCTGGCCTACACCACCAGCGGCTTAATCTCATTTTGGCGATGTGCCAGATTTGTGTCATACATGGTAAATCGCCTTCCTCTTTCTTACATCATGTGCCATTGAGTTGCCTGATGTGAATGCGGCAATGTGTATGTAAAACAGTTAGTTAAATGTGATTCTACTAATTCGTAATGCGAAGGTCGTAGGTTCGACTCCTATTATCGGCACCATCAACAGAAAATCCCGTAAAAACAGCATTCTTTAGCATGTTTATCTAACGGTTTGTAACTTCTGTTCTAACGTCTGTTAGCACTGGTAAACGCCTTTGCGTTGTATCGGCTCAAGTATTGTACAACGTACTGGCGGGTAGTTACCAGGCTCAAGCCCGAACAGCATTAGAAATTATGCCATCCCTTGAAGCTAAAAGAGTTGCCGGACTCTCTAAACACATCACTTGAACCCTTAGCGATACGTTCCGCGCTTCGTGCGGCGCTCAATGATGCTACACGTCGAGATGACGTTGCAGAGAATAAACAGGCGTAATGTTGGGAAGACTAACCGGATCGGGAAAGAATCCGGCTCTGCCACGGTTTCGATCACCGGAGTATAACGATCACCTGATAAGAGAACGTGCTAAGGCTTTATCCTCCCTGCGAAGGGATTACACCCTGCGGAAGCGCTACGCGCCGCCTTTTCTTATGTGCCCAACACGGCACGTAATGGTCATCCATTATCTGCACGATTGTAACTTTCGTTGTACTGTCTCTCTGCTGTACGTTGAGCGCTGGCAGATTCAGCGGAGGTGATATCATGTCAAAAGCCACGAATAAGGCAGCCACTAAGCGCAACAACCGTAAGATTCACGCTCGTAAATTCCTTGCTACGCCAGAAGGTAAAGCTTGGCTTGCTAAGAAGCAGGAAGAGCGAGAGGAAATCAAGCTGGCGCGAACGGCTAACAACATGTTTTAAGCTACCCATCACGGTGCTAAATGGCTTATATCGTCTAAAATCTATTAGTTGCACAATTTAGTGGGCTCTTTCTTTGGAGACACTCACCTTGACTGGAGAGCAACGAGATTTTGTTGAGTCAATGTATCAGGATAATACTAACAGTAGGGGGATGGTAATGACCAATAAGCAGTTACGTATCCACTATGGGTTTCATGGAAAACATAAAGAGAAAATTATTGAATGGGACGGATGTGATCAAATCAATACCGTGTTGTCAGCGCTTGTTGAAGATTTGAATATACCGACAGCTACTCAGACAGTTAACCTCCTTGAGCATGGCATTGATGATGTGTTCTTCTTTGATGAAGTAAGCAAAAAGTGGGAAGAGATCCCTACAAAATGGTTGGCAAGGGCATAAGGGGGCGATGTCCCCTTTATTTTATTTTTTAATATCGCCAGTACATTGATACTCCATTGAGACCAGTGTTTCCATACATCCGCTTGAGGATGGTTGAGAACAAACTGAAGTATAACCGCCGAAAGGCTCAGCACCAGAATAGCCACATGCAGCGCAACGCTGTGCTGCTGCTTGAGCGCCTTGCTGGACGTTCACTTTAGGGGGGCGAACATCCCGAAAGAATAACTCGTTTTTACAGTCCCATCAGACTTGCTACCACCAGTTAGAACCTGTTGTTTCTATACAGCACACCCAGACAGAAGCAGAGAAGAAGCTAACAACATCAATAAACTTTTACGCATCAAGGATCATCCCTACCAAGAGTTTTTGTGTTAAGTTGTTGCGGTTAGATTGCTAACTTAAAATATAGCCTCAAAAACTTTAAGAGTTTTCTTAATGATTTCTGTCTGATTCTTGAAAGAAGGAATAATAGTTGCTGCGCGTGATAATGTTAATTGTTTCTATCTTGGCATTACCTGAAACATTAGGTTGCTCTTTTATTGTGTTCTTGTTTGTGAATAACTGGTTAAGTAAACAGGAGGCGATTGCCATCGCGCGTATTATTGCCGTCGAGATGCGTTCATCTGGTTATATAGATAGTTTCGAACTTCGTGTGAGCAGATTTGGGGCGAAGAAGTTTTTTAGTATGTTTGGGGAGTTTTACCTCAACCAATTTGATCCCGACACACGAGAGAGAAAGTATCAGGGGGATGTATCTCTGCAAGGTGTGGGTAATGTGTACTGTGAGTTCACTTATGATCACTACAAGTTTACCAAGTGCACCCTCACTGCTGGTGTGTTCTGATTACTTTCCAAATGCTCTGGTGCGCCTTGCGTTAACCTTTCAGTCTCATGAGCGCCAGCGGCAGTACAATCAAGCGTTTCATATTGCTCACTCCCAAATGTTTGCAAGGGCAGCGCCCACGCTCTTAACGTCAATTTTCAAATAGTTCATGGTGACTTTGGGATCTGAGTGGTTCAGCGCTTTCATTGCTAAAGCCAAATTCCCGTTAGACTTCTCCCACACCTGTGTGGCAGAAAACTTGCGAAAAGAATGGCATCCTACTGTTCCTTTGATCCCCACATTCTCCGCAGCCTGTTTGATCTCACGGTTCACCTGTTCACGGCTGACAGGGGCTTTTCCTGATGCACGATTGCTGTGTGACGTAAAAACATATTCGTCTTTCGGGAATGCCTGGCGGCGACGTTCTACAATCTCCCACACCTTCGCAGGGACGATGATTTCTTTCTTCTTGCACGTCTTACTCTCCAGCACTTCCAGCGTATTTCCTTCCTTGAACTGGGTGAACTTTAAATTCACCGTATCCCCGACACGTAAGCATAAAGAGGCCATTGTTACCGCTACGTCTGCGAATAGCTGTTTGTTATGACTTTCAAGCCAGTTAATCAGCTTAAAAGCCTCTGCCTGGGTGATTATCTTCGTGGTCGCCATCTGCTTATCTCCGTAAATCTTGAAACTGTGAAATAAGATTATGATCATTTTCAGTAAGTTACAACTATTCAATCTCACATTTTTTTGACGGAGTGGTGGAAGGTTGCGCCATTTCCAGCACTACTGAACGCGAAAAAGCACGGACTCCTGTTTGAAATTCGAACAATTTAGGAATATCTTGAACGAAATCATAAAGTTGGCAAGTCTAAACAGATGTTTGAACGTTGCCAAATCCTGGCGAGGCTATGCACGGTTTATGCAGATTCATTGCATATCTTAGAGAGGAAAGTTGAAGGTAAAGTGGTTAATGTCATCTAAATCAATTGTTTAGATATTCTATCTCACATTAGTATAGAACCTTGAGGTAGGGATATTGCACCGTAGATGATAATGATTCCCATCTGAGTTGATTGCATCAAGAAATGATTAGAATGCTAATTAATTGGCGGGTTTTGGCATGGAAAATCGATATTCAAATAAATTTGATAAAATATAAAAAGTCTTTAAGCACATTGCACCTATCATAAAAGTGCTCATTGTGGACAATGATCGCTGTGAGCCGCACGGCGCAAGGCTTTCGTATAAGTGATGAAAGATACTTTGAAAGTGAGAAAGGCGCTCAGATAGCGTTACAGGCGGGTTATTTAGAATAGATTAAGCATCGCTTTACCTGGGGTTTAGCGGGTATTTAGAATGTAATTAGCGTGGGATTATTCCGGCGCTATGGAGGCGAGTATTCGCTATTAACACGTAATCAGGATTGATGGAGGGTTAATTCTCCATAAAGTGGACTATACAATTTGGTATACGCTGATCACGCGCATGGAAGAGAGCTATACAGGAAAGTAACCTCTACTGAAAGTTATTGTTGAGAAGAGATTTTCCTGTAGAGAAACTTGTCATGTTCGCTTCACTCACTGACACAAACCAACTACTAACTACCCTTAATTAAATTAAGGTTATTAATTATCTCTCTTATGTTCTCGTATTCCTCGAACATACATCATTGTGCAGGATGATCATGAGCAGATACTTTTTCATGCGACATTCACCCGCTGATCGCTGGTTCATTGTGAGCCTACGATCTCAACACATCAAAATTATGTAAAAGGGCTTATCATTAAAATGATGTGTTAACAGGTTAATTGTGCAATGTAGCGTAGCTACAAGATCGGCTCACTTGCATGAAGAGCCGGAAATGATACCCTTCCTTGAGAAGCCGTCTTATCCTATTATGAAAAAATTGTTGACGACGAATTTATTTTGTGGTATTGGTTGACAAACGTTATTAAAATAGTGTATTATGGTAAGTATGAAGGGGAGAAAACCTTCTCAAACTTTCGGCCCTGGGCGGGGTAATCTGCCTGGGGCTTTTTGCATCCAAAATCCGAAGGAGGTAGTTATTGAAGTATTTCAGTAGTGACCAGGTTTTTAATGATCTGGTGAGTGGTAAGGTGAAACGCCAC